CGCTGCTGCAAGCAGCGTGCGCACCGGTTCCATCTCAGTCGAACCCCATCCCAAAGGAAACGCTTTAGCGACCTAGCCTGGATGAGTGTTGTCAGAGTGCACTGTGGTCTTTGCCTGAAATGGCATCCAGTCCCACTAGTGAAACGGTCACCTGGCAATTAAAAACGGAAAGGCAAGCAGCGGGAACCCTGCTTAGACCCCCGTACCCAAGGTAAGACGGAGAAAATGAACGTCCCACTTAAGTGGAAATGGGTATAGTACGACACCTTAGTGCGGGCCACCGCACCCTCGTACTCAAATAGATATTGGCTTCAAGCCAGATCTGTCCCAATTTATTGGGAAATGGACCAAACCGGATTAAATCCACAATGACTGAAACCATAGTCGAAATCACAGACCCCCAAGCGAATAAAGCGATGGATAGCGGAAGCGAATCCAATATCATAGTTATTACTTCAAGGGAGGAACCTAAAATCCCGAAAACTTGTTGGAACCCGGAGGCCAGGTATACGCCCCCGAGGGAGACTAAGAATCGCCTCATTAAACGGAGAGATCCCCAAGGTAGGACCAGGATCGTCGGAGATAAGTCTATTGAAAAACCAGCCACACATGAGTTGACGCCTCATTGCACTTCTTTATGCAGGTCACCTCATGTTCAATTGGAGTCAAAAGATAATCTCGCCCAAACTTACCCACTTAAATCTCGGTATCATAGAATCGTGGACCCGTTTGAATATTATGATGAAGCTTCGTTTGAACTCCAAGGCGAATCAGTGCAGTGTATAGTATGCTCCAAACCCACAAAAAGGAAGAATAGTATTCACCTAGCGTGCATGATAGCAAATCTAAGGAGATGCAAGATTTGCCGTCAGTATTCTGTGAATAATTGGTCGACCTGCGCTCTATGTCAAAAGAATACGAATCAGTGGTTAATGGACGATCAATTACACTTTAACCATTGCGTTGCTGTACTTAAGAAGAGATTGGCCAAAGAAAGACCAACACTACCCGGCGGGGTCAAAGAAAACCCAAAGACATCAAAGTCCACAGGTGAAGTCAACAAGTATCGGAAGGCGCCAGTCAAACGCACCGACCAAAAGAAACCAGTTACCATTCAGAGTGAAACTAACCGCGAGCAGGCTGAACAAATAGATGCTACTGTAAACACCGAAAGATTGTGGACTAAGATGAAAGTTGCGGAAGACCATAACGACATCCCTCGATTGAATTCGTTATATAAAGAGTTCAACGAAAACGGCTGCCCTCGCATGTTGTCCGGCAACGATGTCGATAGATTTTTCTTGATGGAAGGTAAGTGTTTGGATTATCAAATCAAAAAACAGTTAGACAAGAATGTAGTTGAGAAGAAGGTGGTCAAGAAAGAGAAGAAGCAAAGAAAGAAACAAAAGAATCAGGGCTTGCAATATACTCAAAAAATACCCAAACACGTACCAACTTCAAAATTTGCAGTGGTTGAGAATAAAAATGACGATGTTCTTAGGGTGGTGCCAAATGATGAGCCGCCAAAGCCGCAGTCAGCAACAATCAATCCAATCACGATTCAGAATATAATTGAATCCGAGGAGAGTGGTGATTCTGTATTGGGATCAGTCCCAAGGTATTACAATAAGTTGCCACACCGTGGGGTAGATGATGGATATGGTAGAAGTAGCTCTAGCTTGCACACTATTGATGATAATAATAGCCGAGACCCAAATTCAGAAACACCCATGCCGGACCCTTCACGAGATTACCATGACAACTTCGATCTCAAGACGTTAGGTAGGGACCATAAATTCGAGCATTACGACAAGAGAGGAGGACTAGACTTCGAATATTATTCGCTTCCTATGGGAAGTTGGATTTATTCACAAACGTTCGACGAATACTTGTATTTGGGATCTAACGTCGTTCAGCTCGATGATAGTGCAAAACATCTCATTGATAAGAAATTCCCTTCTCTGGCCTCATGTGACACTATTTTACGATTCGAGAGACGCGTCACTAGATCTGGGCTATTAAATAAAGTCTTTCGTCGGGAGGAAGGACCTGTGGACCCGGAAATAAAATTCGTATCCGTGGAAATGCTCTCGGCTTTAATGCATCACAACCTTACAAATCCGCATCAATCAATCGAGACAGTATTCAATAAGATGGAGGCTCATGCCAATGCCATGTCTTATGTTCCTTACAGTCGCCATTCACTAGCGGAAGGCTCCACTCTGGTCGCCGATACACTTATTTTTGCGAAACACTTGCATGAGAAACGAACATTTAATCATCAATGTTTTCGGTTTGGCCAGAACGCCCACGGCCAAGGCGGAGATTCTTCTACGGCTACAACATTGACAACTCAACCGTCCCGATACCGAAAGATATCGATTTCAACCGTGTTAAACTGCAGTCTCTTCGGCCTGATACTAATCACATCTCTAAGATCGTCTCGACCTATTCCCTCTTCGGTTATAAAAATGGAGCTTACCCCAAACCTGACAACCGAACAACTTTTGGGCACCTGGGATCAATCTGTAAACGAATCGCCGCTAAGGTCCCAGATCCGATCGAATCTTTGTTCAGCCAGTTTGAACATTGGGTCGAGGCCAGAATTAAGGAAGACTTTGAGCCACTCCCATCCGATACTGACTTCTCTTTTGAAACTTGGATTAAAAACGCTCCGTACGAGCAAGCACGCAAGCAGGAACTTACTCGCTGTCATGATGAGTCAAAGTCAGATTATCGCAATGAAAGGTATACACGGGTTAAGTGCTTTATTAAGGAAGAGCATTATGACGTCTATAAACAACCTCGGACCATTTTCAACCGTACTGATTGGTATAAATGCTACGCTGGGCCCATTATCCATGCTATTGAGAGCGAAGTATTCAAACACAGAGCCTTCATCAAAAAGATACCCGTACGAGAGAGACCTCTTTTACTTAGTACTCAGTTCACTGATAATCGCGGTGTCTTCGCTACTGATTTTACCGCCTATGAATCACACTTCAATCCGCGTCTTATGGGAGCAGTTTCTCACAGGTTAATGCGATACATGTTGTCGAGGTGTCATGGGATTGACGCAGAGCATTTTTTCAAAACAGTTTCGGGTGTTAATAGATGCTCATATCAGGACGTCAACTTTACCGTAAATGCCACTAGAATGTCTGGAGAAATGGACACCTCGCTCTCAAATGGAATTACGAACTATTATCTCTTACGGTTTTTGTGCCACATCAAGGGTGACGACCACCCCGTTATCGTTGTCGAAGGCGACGACGGTTTGACACAAACAACAGCTGTGATAACACAGCAAGATTTCTCTAATCTTGGCATTACATGCAAGTTAGAACCATTCCCCTCCGTTTACACCGCTTCTTTTTGCGGAATTCAGTTTGACCCTAAGGCCATGGTCAATATCACAAACCCATTCAAAGTGATTCTCAAAACGCCACACATAACCATGAAGTATTTAGAAGCCGGAGATGATACCCTTTTTGGTCTCTTACATGCGAAGGCTTTATCATTGCTGTGGCAGTACCCTGGTTGTCCAATCATTCAACCCTACGCCGAAAGAATACTGCGCACCGTCGCAAGGTGCCGACCTCGGTTCAATGAGTTCACTGCTTATCAACTTGAAAATATGTCTATAAAGGAAGGATGCGACCCACGGAAGGAAATACAGTGGACTACGCGCTTATTGATGCAAGAATTGTATCGTATAACTCCTGAAGAACAATTACAGTTGGAAGACTACATCTTCAATTTACCTGACTGCCTTGAATGGGAACACTGGATTGTCGACCAATATTTGAATGATGATCAGCGTGATTATGCCGCTCGATTGTCATTGTTATCTAGTGATACTAGGATTCGACACCTACAGAATTTCCGCATTGAAAAGCCTGATAGTAAAAACCTACGATTAGAACTCACCAACAACATGTTACCAATGTTGAATGCACGCTTGGTGAGTGTGCTTCGCGACCACACTGGGATTTAATTGCTAAGACCCTCAACGTGAGTACACGATGAATAAACAACAACTATCAAAGAAAAATACGAGACAACAAAATCGTAGACGCGGGCAGCGCCGTCAAGGCGGAGCTTCTCGGAAAACAAGGCGACTTCCCAGGAGGAGAAATCCACCCGGTAATCCACCTGTCGCCTTTAGAAGCACCAATACTATTATTGGTGCCACTATCAAAAACGTGGATGCCCAAACAGTACGCATCAAACATAGAGAATTTGTCAAGCCTATCAAGGGTTCCGGTGGTGATTGGGCCATCGTAGAAACTTTACCCTTGAATCCAGGTTTACCAGACGTGTTTACTTGGCTAAATGCTACAGCTAGAAATTATGAGTCCTACAGAGTCGAGAATTTTGTGGTTGAATACGTTCCCACTGTACCGACTTCAACGCCTGGTTCCGTATCGATCTTTATTGATTATGATGCGGCTGACTCAGCGCCAGAAAGTGAATCTGCGTTTAAGAACGCCCAAGGCGCCACAACCGTGCCAACTTGGCAGAAGATGAATTTAATATCAATGAAGGAACAACTAAATAAAGCTTATTACTCAAGATATACTAGAGTTGACAACTTACCACAAAACCTCGACATTAAAACTTATGATTTTGGCAAGTTATACATTGCCGTCGAGGGAGTTGCCAATACCAATAAGATTGGTGATCTTTACGTGCGATATGATATAATCTTACTCACTCCACAGTTGGGTAAAAGGCACGTAATTCCGGGTGACAACCTCCAGCACATACATTCATTTTCAACACAATCTCAAAACCCTTTCAGTGGGGCAACTTCGGTAGGAGTAACACTTGCAACAGTTGAGAGTGATGGAATAGTCGTTGAAGAAGACGGAAACTACCTTATGGAGTACGTCACTTCCGGAACTGGCCTCAACAACTTTGAATTCACGCCGCCGCTTGGTGGCACCAATCGACTACTGGTTGGATTACTTGGAGCTGGGGCGAATAAAATGGTAAACAATGTCCTATATGCTTTAACTGCCGGCACGAAAGTCCGTTCTTTAATAAACGGCGGACCCCTCACTGGGACAGACTTATACATCTCCAAAATTTCGCAAGGCCAGTATGAAGCCTTGATGGATGATGTCGCAGGGCTCTACCCAGTGCAGTAAACGTCTACTCACTCGTTGCGTAACGTTTGAGAAGACTAGAGCCTACTTCAACACCGCCTTTGGTGGAAATCATACATACGCCGACGAGTAACTGTCGAAAAAGTAGCACGCCATGAGC